CTCGGACCGCGTCCCCCTTGAACTGTGTTATGAGCTCTATGGTACCGCTGCGGGTTCCAAGCTGGACCTTTTCTATCTGAGCAACGGAATTGCTGGCGAGGAGCACTTCCTTTTGCGGAAGGGGCGGCGAATTGTCCATTACGTATAGAACACGTGGGGATGAAACCACTTGGAGCGAGGTTGCTCGCCGCACCACGGGCAACGATATGGATGCTTCCGAAATCCAGCGCTCCAACCCGTCGGCCCAAGCCCCCTTCTCCGCCGGTGTGGTTCTGCAGATCCCCATGGTGTCCACCCCCATCTCAAAGGAGCCGACGGATGGACCGGTCGATATACGCCTTGAGGACAAAATTACGGGGCTCTCCCCGGTCTTGATCGGGACATACAACCAGTTTGAGGTGACGCAAGCGGTGGATGCACCCGCAAAGGGGCGGTTCCGGATGCCGAATACCGCTGACACGCGCGCGCTGGTGCGTCCTCTTACCGCTCCGGGCATCACGATTGATTTCGGAGGGGTCCGACAGGTCACCGGCCGCGCGGTCAGTCCTCAAATGACCAACACCGGGGACACCAAAGAACTCATGGTCGACTATTTTTCACTCCCCGGCGTCCTGGAAAACGCCTACCCGCCGTTTGACTCCTTTCCGCGAGAATGGAAGGACACCGATCTGAAAACCATCGCCGACGATCTTTGTGCTCCACATGGTGTGGTGGTCGATTTCGATGAATCCCCGGGGGCCCGCTTCGAGCGCCTGGACATCGGACCGGAAGATCAAGTGCTACCGTTCCTCTACGACCTCGCCAAGCAGCGTGGATTCGTGGTGACGGACACCCCAGCCGGTCACCTTCGATTTTGGAAAGGAGAGAGCGGAGGGGCACCTGTGGCACACCTAGAACGCGGTGTTCCCCCGGTGTTTGGTGACCCGGACGTTCAATACAACGAGGACGCCTATTTCGCCTCGGTGACAGGACGTGTGCCGTCAAAATCGAAGAGGAACAAGAAGGGCGCCTCGTTCACGGTGCAAAATCCATTCAAGACCGATCTGGTACGTCCATATAACTTTGAAGCGCGTGATATCAGTGTCGGAGAGCTTGAGACGGTAGTGAAGTCTACCGCAGGAAGGATGTTTGCCGGAGTCGTGACGGTTGGCTTGGACGTGTCCACATGGCTTGACAAGAACGGCGATCCATGGCGACCGGGGACTACCATTACCTTCAAAAGTGAAGAGGATTTCATCGAAAAACCCTTTAAATTCTTGATCTCAATGGTGACATTTCATCGCGATAGCAAATCCAAGTCTGCCTCTTTGACGATGGTCATCCCCGGGGTGTTCAGCGGGGTGATCCCGGAGCAGATGCCATGGCAATGAACGGAACCATCAAAGAGATCAAGAAGGTCGATGGGCAGATCATCGCCGCCGTGTTGGTGGGGGATCGCCAGGAGGTCGAGGTGGTCATCGGGCAGCCCCCGGGAGACGACGGTTACCCCATGGAGGGCGACCACGTCACTTTTGACAGGTCCGGTGCCGAGTATGTGGCATTCGCCGTGGACTCGGTCGACGCCGAAACGGCCACCGGTGAGAAGCGCATCTTCTCGAGAGACACCACCGGCGCCATCGTCGCCTACATCCACCTCGACGCCGCCGGCAAGGTAAGTATCTCCCCTGGTACCGGAAAGACGTGTAAGGTTGGAACCGGTGGAGATTTCGTGGCCCTTGCCCAACGGGTCGAGGCGAAGATTGACGCCATCGTCACAGCTATCGGAACATCTGCGGTGCAGGCCGGGGATGGTGGGGCTTTATTGGCGTCAAATATTGTTGCGGCTCTCAACATCTCACTGCCACTCATTGGAGATGTTAAGAGCTCGAATTTGAAGGCGGATTACTGATGGTTGATGATTACGGGAAAAATGCGCTTCAATCCGGGGATGTTCTCCTTTATCAGAACGAGGACGGCGTAGCGGAGTTTGATGAAACAGACGGTATCATCCAGATGACACGAGGGGTAGAGACCATGGCCCACTTGGTGCTCAGAGGCGGGAACGAGAAGGACGACGGATCCGAACGGACCAAGAACCTCAGTTGGTGGGGGAATGAGGGGGAGCCCGAGGAGCGGCAGCTCAGGGGGCGCTTCAACGGCCTATGTGCCAGTGGAAAACCGTTGACCAGCCAAACCCTTGTGGAATTCCGGGAGGCCGCGACAGAGGATCTCGAGACTGCCTTCGTGAAAGGGGGGGTGGCAACCTCGGTCACGGTTCAGGCCACAATACCGATGCCAAAATTCCTGAAATTGAGTATCATGATTGTAATGGTGGACGGCACAGAGGTTTCCTTGGAAGTAACGAGGGAGTTTAGATGACACCTAGAAAAACCGCAACGGAAATTTCCGATCTGATTATCGCGCAGCTTCAAACGACGCTCAGTACCACTTTTCCCCTGCTCCCGAAATCGTTTATTCGCGTGCTCACCAAGGTGTTGGGCGGAGTTTTCGTGCTGCTATACAATTACATCGGTTGGCTCATCCTTCAGATGTTCGTCAAAACAGCCTCCAACGACGAAGCAAACATTGGTGGTGTCACCGTCACTCCCTTGAAAATGTGGGGCTCGTTAGTCGGCATTTTACAGAACGAGGGGCAGCGTGCCGAGCATACCGTCACGGTTACGGTGAACGAACAGACGGGAGACATTATCAGCGGTACGCGGATGTTCAACCCTTCAACGGAAATGGTGTACGTGACCGTCGGAGATGTTCCAATAGATGCCGCGACGATTACCTTGACGATACGTGCCACGGAGGAGGGAGAGCTCGGTAGTATGGACGCAGGCGCCCCCATTTTCTTCATTTCCACACCCTCTACGGTGGAAAAAGGGGCGGTTATTGCTTCACGCACCTTGGATGGGGTTGACGAGGAAGAGACGGAGGCTTTTCGCCGGAGGATCTTGGACCGTTTCGCGGCCAAACCGCAGGGAGGGGCGTATGCTGATTATCGAGACTGGGCGCAAGCTGTAACGGGTGTGAAGAGAGCATATCCATACAGCGGAGGGGCGCTCGAGTACAGCACAGGGGCTGTTTTTTGGAATTCAACGGGAAGCCATTTCACCGACGGCGGGACGGTTTACCCAAGCGGGCCCGGTCAAGTAGACTGTTTCATAGAGGCATCCACCGGCACGGATGGAATACCGTCCGTGGGGCTCCTCGAGGACGTTTGGGACCACATCGAGGCGAACGAGGCGGGGTTGGCCAATAGGCGGAACATAAACGCCTACGTGAACGTTGCAGCCATCACCAGATCATCTTTCGACGTCGAGGTCACCGGTTTGTCGGTGGAGGGGCTCGATGCCGAGGGAATAGATGAAAAAAAGGCGGCCATCTACTCCGGTGTCAATGACTACTTCAACGAAAGGGAACCGTACATCGAAGGGCTCGATATACCGCCGATCAAGAACATGGTGTCCGATATGGACGTCGGGGGAACCGTTGGGCGCCTCGCTCTTGCGAATGGTCTCTATGTCACCGCGGTGTCGGTACTGGAAAGCAGCTCGCCGCTGCCCGGTGGATATCGTCTGTTGTTCGAGGGTGAAAAGGCTAAATTGGGTACGCTTTACTTCGACGGTCAGGCGTATACACCATGAGTTTTGATTTCACCAAGGTTTTCGAAAAACTACTTCCAAAGTCTGGGTTTTGGTCTCTTATTTTTGACCGGACGTTCAAAAAATTTTTCACGGGGTTGTCCATTCTCCCGGAGACCATCAAGGCGCACGCGGACAGTATGTGGTTGGAGGCCTTCCCGGAGCACACAACCAAAAATTTCGACTGGTCTTTACAGCACGGGTCACCGGAGACATTGGACCAAGAAGGCCTCGAGGGAGAATGGGGAACACAGGGGTCTCAAACTCCACAGTACCTGCAGGATGTCATCCATGCGGCCGGTATCGAAACGTGCTACGTGCACGAATTTTGGGAACCGGGAAGCGATCCACTCAATTATCGAAATCCAATCCCGTTTGTCGAACATTCTAGGGTATTGACGAATGGCGTTTTTTGGGTGGGGAAGGAATGGTTGTGGCAGACTGGCGGGTATTATCCAGATGAAACGCCGTTTCAAAGCATCGGTGATGCGTCTATCCGGACGGGCGATTTCAGCGGGTATGGGTTGAGGTACAAACAATATCCGTGTCTGGATATTGAAGCAGAATATTGTCATTATTTTTATATTTGTGGCGCCGTTTACCCGACGCTCGCAATCGTTCCAAAGTCAAAAATGAGACAATTAATCCGCCTCATTTTCAAAATAAAACCGCTTCACTTGAGGTGTGTTTTGATGGTTCAAGTTTACGACGACACCGGAGGAGAAGAAGACGACTTTGACATCCAAGATACATGGTGGGATCAGGAAGAGTACCAGGATACCATTGACGGGGAAGACATAATACAGGACCATTGACCATGGCGATTCAAGAAAAAAAGATATTTCACATAACGGACGAAATCGCAGATGTCGACTTTGCACAGCTCGCGGTGATTCCGGATGCGGATGCAGACCTAAACTTTAAGCCATGGGGTGGTAAGGACCTCGATGGCGACATCACCCACTGGCTGGCCAAGGATGAGGATGCCCGCGTCGATACGATGTATCTGAACGATGGCCTATCGGACGCCTATTGCCCATGGACCACGGGTAACATGCCCATTGCTGCGAATGTTGGAGAGTGGGACGCCATGGAACTCCTCGGCGGCGGCGAGGTGTCGCTGTTTGCGCTCATATCGGCGGCGTCGTCAAACCTCGGGCAACCGGACGGACAGATCGCATACGGCGCCGGTGGCGGCACGAGCCTATCCAGTGAGGCCGGTCTCACGTGGGACACAACGAACAACTATCTACAGGTGTATGAGACCGCCGAGTCTGATTATATGCGACTGTCTCATGATGGGTCATACGGAAGGATTAGTACTGGAGGTGAGGCGCTGGCGACCGGATCCGAGACGTCAAACCATGGTCTAGATTCAGACGGGGATCTCGTTGTCAGAAAATTTGAGGCAAGCAACCGTGCATATTTCGACGAGTTCATAAGTCTCGGAATAGCGGCCGAGGCGGGAATAGGATTTGGAGATTTTAAATCGGCCCTGCGCTGGTCAACGTCACAGACTAATGACGCAATGCTTCTGGCGATCAATGATTCGCGAAGTTTTATTCTCACTGACTATCAAAATGGGTACGCTGACTGTGGTCTGGCTGCCCAGTCCGACCCGACCATGTTTTTCTTTGCGTCGACAGATCCGTCTGTTGATAACACTCAATATGGGAGCATCTCTCATGTCGGAACGAATTTAAAAATTTACTCCGAGACGGGTGCTATATATATGCCAGACAATGGCACAGATACTGTTCTGTATCTTAGCAATTCAACGGCCGGGAACACAAGCGAGGTTTTGTCATTTTACAACAATGCGTCCGCATCCACCGGGTACGCTATATATTTGCAGGGGAACGCCGGGGGCGTTGATGGGGTATCTGCTACGAGCGCCTGGGGACATCGTATTTGGACGGCTGACACCGTGACCATGGGGCGCGAGCATGCCTCACACACGAGGGCGTTTTTCTCGGCGCGTCGATATGTTACCAACCCGGAGTCTTATCAATCGTGGGCGCAAATGCGAGCCGAGCACACATCCGACCAGACCGACTTTGCACAAGTCTATTGTTGGGCCAAAGACTCAACATCGGTTGGCATCGTCGCCGAGACCTCGGGGGGGCTCACCGCGACCATCGCGGGGACCATTTCGCTGGATGCCGGGAGCGACATCCGAATGGATGACGGAAACCGGGTAGGCTCCTCGTGGTCACAAGCCTACATGCTCCTTTCAGACGACACCGATGATTGGGATGAATTTGAAACGGCGTTCGGTGAGGTGTCCTTGATGGGGGCCATTGTACAGGCAGCCAGCGCCGGTGGAGTATCAGAACCTGCCGGACAACTTGTCTACGGCACGGGAACCGGAGTCGACAGCTCGGCAAACATGGTGTACAACTCCGGGTCTGACTACCTCACAATTGGTGTCTCATATTTAGACTTTGACGAAACTGAGTTACGCGACATTGGCGCGGCAAGTTTTAAGAGAACGTCAACCGACGTAACTTCTACAGACGCGTACACGATCAACCCAGACAATGCTCCGAGTCAATTAATTGAGATTGATGATGACACCGAGCTGGATTTAACTGCACCAACCGGTGGAACCACCAGGACGTCTTTTACAGTGTATAATTCCGACGCGTCAGATCATGTCTTGTACTTTGCTACTGGTGCATCAGGGGTAATTCAGTTTCACGTGCATGCTGCGGAAAGCGATATTGTCACGGTTAC